AAAAGCCGCCGCTGCCGTTGCCGGCGAGAATGAGCGTTCCGGTCGTAGCAGGCGCGAAGTAAGTCGTGCTTTCAAACGCAGCGCTGCCAAGTCCCGACACTTGACCAGCCGTGATCGCAATTGCCGTATCAGCCGCCGCAGTCAGACGACCCTTTGCGTCTACGGTGAACGTCCCGACAGAACCAGCCGCACCGTAGCTGCCTGCCGTGACTGACGTGCTGGACAGTCCAAGCGTAAACGTACCGCTCGCCGTGATCGGCCCGCCTGAAGACGTCACATCGCCGTCGCTGGTTACAGCAACGCTTGTCACGGTTCCTGATCCGCCGCCACCTGTAGCCGACAACGTGCCGCCTGTGTACGTCAGACCAGTTCCAACGGTGACAGAGGCAAAGCCGCCCGAGCCGTTTCCGCTCAGGATGTCGCTTCCTGTGGTCGCAGGCGCAAAGAAAGTCGTGGACTGCAAGGCAGCGCTGCCGAGTCCCGTGACCTGACTCGTCGAAATGCTGATCGTCGCATCTACCGCAGCAGTAAGGCGACCTTGGCTGTCGACCGTAAACGTGCCGACCTTATCCGCCGCGCCATAGCTGCCAGCCGTAACCGCCGTGCTTGCGAGCGAGATCGCAAAGGTGCCGCTGGTCGTGATTGGACTGCCGCTGACCGAGACTGCGCCATCGCCCGTCGCCGCAACGCTGGTCACCGTACCGGCGCCGCCTCCGCCGCCAGACGCAGCAATCTCGATGCCGCCAGGCGTGTTCGTAATCGTGACGTTCGATCCAGCCGTCAACGTGTTCAGCTGGAAATCTCCGCCGTTACCGATGAGCAACTGACCAGCCGCCGGCGTGCCCGTCAGATCCGTCAGCGAGTTAATATTCGAACCACCGCCGCCAGCACCGCGTGCAGCCAGGAGCGTCCAGTCCTTTGCTGACCGGCTCGGCTTCTCCCGCGTCGCACGGTTCGCAATGTAGGAATCACCGTTAATCGAAACGACATCGAGCGTCTCATATTCGCCGGCCTTCCACTTGCCGAGCGGCGTGAGCGTTTGCGGCGCGGCAAACTCCTCGCGCGCCTTGATCTGCTCATCCAGAATCCGCGTGACCGTCTCCGGCAGTTCAGCGGTAGCCAAAAGGATTCGCTGCTCCGCAACCTCCAGCAGCTGCGCGTTCTTCTCGCGCTCTGCCATCAGCGCAGAATACTTGGCGCCAGCCGACAACTCAAGACGCGCCAACAGATCCGATACGCGCGCTGAGATTTTAGACTCCAACGCATTGACCTCGTTGGCGACAACCTGATTTGAAATTTGCGCCAACTCCTCGCGCAGCTGCGGTTCTACGTCTTCAAGCGCAATTACAACTTCGTCACGCAACTGCTTCCGGATCTCCGGAAGTTCCTTTAAAATGCGCGCAATCTCGCCGCGCTGTTCGATTGCCAGCTCGATGAGATGGTCGATCTGCTTTTGCGTGTCCATGTTTAGGCGTTCGGATTAAGTTGACGCTGACAAACGGCATACCGCTGGGACTCATCGGGAAACTCTCCAACCATCATCGCATCACCCATGCACCGTTTCAAAAAGTCTTCACCTGATTCTGTGCCAGCAGGAGAAGGCAGAACAAATTCCTTTTTCCTTTGTTCTAGTTCGCGACGATAGGCTGCGATTGAACCGAGCCAATCGTTTGATGGCATCTTTCGCGCGGCAAAGTCGGCTTCTACTTCCGAAGAAAACTCAATCTTATTCTGCGCATTAGATGCTTGCCGCTTGTTCAGTCGCTCGACGATAGCGTTGGCCCACGTCTGGCCGGCGTCACCGCCCCAGCCGTTCCAAGCCTGCCACCCCTTCCCCTGCTGGTCCCAGGTCGCGCCCTTCTTGTCGACTTCGTGGCGGTCAAAGTACGCCTTCATGCGGCGCACCGTGTCCTCGGAGAGCGCACGCTTGTTAATGATGTCTCGCGCGCGAGCGATGCCCACCGAGGTCATGCCGCGCTGGCTGGCCGGCTTAGACTCGCGGACCTCCAGCGCGCGCTTGGCGTTGGCGACCATTGAATCGTTCGGAACGTAACCATCCTCGGCAAAGTCGATAACGATGCGGTTGTCGGATAGCTCGGCATCATTCGGAGGCGGCGCATCTTGTGCCGGCTGCTTCTGCGTAGCATTGACGGCATCAATTGCCGTCTGCGTGACGTTATCACCAAGAGCGGCAGCCATCGCCGGATTCGCCGGCAGCTGCTGGGTAACCATGCGAATTGAGGTTTCGGGCACGTTGTAGCGCTGCGCCAGTTCGGACACAAACGATGCCTCAATCGCGATCTGCTCCAAGCGCCCGAAAGCATCGGTGCCCTCCTCGGCTGCGATCTCCTGCAACGACTTCGCGCCCTGCCGGTTCTCGTTCAGGTTAGCCGCGGACTCGCGCCCGATGTCAATCGTGAGCTTAGCCGGGAATCGCCACTCACCACGCGTCGCACGCTTCATCGCCTGCACCACCGTCTCGCCATCGCGGCGCGGAGGAGCCGGAATTAGGTCACGCGCAATCGCGTCGATGATGACTTGGTTCTTGATCGGATCGAGCACCTTGTCCTGCAAGATCCCCTGATGGCGCGTAAACACGCGGTCGGCCGCGGCAAAGTCTGCACGCACGCTCGGCCCCTTGTAGTTCTGCGTACCGAACAGAACGCCCTCGGGAATGCCGACGCCAATTGCGATCTCGTGCATCAGGTGCTGCACGAATCCTTCGAACGCAGCACTAGGCCGCGACGGCATCACCTCGATCTTGTCGGCCGTTCCGAAGTAACGAATCTGCCCTATTTGCGACTCCTCGTTTTTCTGCGTTTGCCCGTTCGCGAGCGTTTGCGCCGGATTAGGCGTAAACAGGTTTCGTGGGTTGGCAGTTCCTCGGTCGGAAAATACGAGGGCGGCTTGCTGACTAGCAAAGCGGACGCCAACCTTTTCAGCTTCGAGAATCTCGTATAGCATCCGAGCCGTGCGGATCGCAGCATGGAAGTCAGTGATTCCACGGTATTGGTCCACGCGGAACGGATCAAAGTAATGACAGAAAAACTGAGCTTCGATGTCTTCTGGATCATAATAGACTCCCTCGCGCGTCACGCGGAAGATGCGATAGGCAACGGGCCGACCGAACTCATTCGTGAACACTCCTTGGAAATAGTTGTTCGGCTCTGAGCCGAGCATATTCGGATTGCCGATGCGCGTTCCAGGCACCAGCTGAATCTTCAGTTCGCCATCGACGCGTCGAATGACGAAGCCACAGTCGCCGTCAACCGGGCGCTGCTCTGCCGCCAGCTGGATAAGTTTCTTGAAAGTATGCCGGCCGGTCACGTCGCACGTCTTGCACCACTCGTGGAAGTAATCCGCAACGATGGCGTTGTAGTCGCGGTCACCTGTCGTCGGGCTGTACTCATGGGGCGTCAGGTAGTTGCCAAACTTGCGGCTGATCTCGCGCGCCTCCGGAAAGTTCTCCACGAGGTCGCGGCTTTCCCACATCATCACAATGCGGTCGCGCACAGTCGTCGATGACTCGCTCGGCAGACCGTACTGCTTCGGCGCGTAAAGCCGATTGGTCGTCGCCGCGTTGTAGTTGAAGAGCGCAGCCTGCACGCGCGACTCCAAGCGCTTCAAGCCCCAGGCCGGAGCGATGGCCGAGATGGCCTTGTCATACCAAGGCGCGGTGCTGATGACCTTTGAAGCGTCGAAGTCCATGTTAGTTGCCGTTAAAAGAAACGAAAGTCTGGTCGGTCGTCGTGCCGGCTTGATAGTCGATGGCCGACTGGATCTGACCGAGCATAATGTTGAGGCGGGTCAAATCCGCACGGGTCACGCTCTTGCCGTTGAGGCTGTAGGACGAATTCACCAGCACCGCGCGGATGGCTGCAATGGTCTCGGTCTTCAGCGTTGCCAACGTCGCGCTGTCCAGTCCTTCAAACGGATTATCGTTGCCCATGTAAAAGCGGCAACTGTCCAACCTTTTGACGGTGGAACTCGCTAGCGTTAATCCGATTTATCCGCAGGCGGCGTGTACCGGATGACGCCGGCAATGGTTGCCATGCAAAGCAGCATGGCCGAGGTGTCCAGGCCGTGGTTCGGCGCGTTGCTCCGCACTTCGCGCCATTCCCAGACGCCGGAACGCACTTCCACCTTGGACTCGCCCTTGAGATGTTCGAGGTAGAGCGGGTTGGCATCTGATGGAATCTCCCACTTCAAATCGCCCTTGCCATCAAGCGCCACCGCTAGCGTGTCCTTGAAGTAGTCACCAGACCACTCGTAAAAAAAGACATCGCCTCCGCGGTAGTCACTCACGCGCGGCTCAGAGAATGGGAAGTTCACGAGCTTGTCGCTGTGCTCGTCGCGCATTGTCCAAGTCTTGCGACCATAGCCACGCATTCCTCGCCAGCCAAACTCGGCGCAGTCGCGGTCGACATCGCTCGGCCGGTAGCCTCTGTCCTGCGCCACGCACGCATCCGGCACTTGATAGATGCGCTGCATCTCGCGCAGCTGGTCCCGCGTGTCGATGCGGCCGAACCAAAGCTGGCGATAGCGCGGACCCGTGGCCGTGCTGAATGCGCCGATCTCGACCCACCAATGATCTAGCTGGCGGTCAAGTGCCATGAACCGGATGACCTCGTTGTCGATCTTCTCGCCGGCTCGGTACTGTGCCGTCGTGTAGCCGGAATCCTTCAAGAAAAGGTTTATCGTTTTCTTCGTAACGAGCCACGGCTTGGCCTCGCGCTTCGTTCGAAAGTCGATGCGCATCTGATCGTCGCCGGTCCTCAGTGAATGGTTCTCGGCCTCGCACCAGTCCTCCACTAGCAGGCGCATAGGACGCGAGACTAGCGCTTCGATGCGAAAGGATTGGACCTCTGCCGTGGCGTCCGGTCGCTGCGGCACATAGTGGCCGGACTTCTTCCAGGCCTCGCGCGTAGCATCAGAGTCGCTCGACTCATGGCCGCAATGGATGCAGCGGAAGCGGCACGACTCCACCGCGCGCGCCACGTCCCACGAGTTGTCGTCGCGCTTGGCTGCTCGGTCCCAGACTACGCCGGCGCGATTCGTTCCGTCTTTCTGATCGAACGCGATGATGTGCGGCTTGTGGCAGCTGGGACACTCTGCGTGCCACTCCTGCTGATTGCCCGAAGTGTAGCTCGCGTGCTCCACGTTGCCGGTCTGCTCGTCCATGATCGGAGCCTGCGACACGTTGTAAACCTTGGAGCGCCCGACCTCCTCAAACTTACTCACGCGCGCGATGGCGTGACCGTAAGTGTCCTGCCAGCGCGGCAGCCATATCTCGTCGTTAATTTTGTAGCGGATGCTCTGGCTTTGCTGAGTCGACAGATTGGCCGCGTTTAAGGTCAGGAAGAAGCCGCCAAAGTAAATCTCGGTCGTCGTGCGGTGCGGTCCCGGTTTGGGAAGCATGGCAGCCACCGGCCGGCAACGCTCAAGCAGAGGCCACAGCCGCGTCTTTGCGTGCCGCTCCACCATGTCGTCGGTCTGCATCGTCCAGCTGATTGGTCCCGGATCGTTCGCGATGATCCACGGCAGCCACACGTCAGCGACCAGCGTGCCGCCAATCTGCACCGCTTTCCTAAAGTGGACGCGCCGGATCAGCGGATTCTGCAACGCCTCAAAGATAGGCACTAGCCACGGCGACAGCCGCACGTTGAACGGTCCTGGCGTGGCGTAGCTCTCCGGCAGCTGCACGTTCCTTCGCGCCCAGTCGTAGATTGGCGCGCGGTCGGGTGCGGGTAGGCGCAACCTGTTTGCGAGCGTGTCGGGCTGGGTCATCACATCGAACGCTTTACCCAATTTGCAAACGCTTCGCTTTGACTTATTCCGCGAGCTTTGCACCACGCGCAAAACCGCTTGGCGACTTCAGGACGCACGCGCACCGTCACGCCGACGGCGCGTTGGTCAGGCGCGAGCGGCTTGCGGCCCGCGCCGCGGCGTTTGCCGCCGGCGGTCATAGCGCGCAACCCATGTTGCGCAGCCCTTGTTTATCGGCCTGAGCCAAAACAAGGAGTTCGATGCACTCGCGGGCGCTTTGGTCGGTTTTAAAAAGGCTCACGGCCTCGGTGAAGGTGACACCCAAAGATGCGGCGTAGATTTCAAGAGCATTGCGGACGGCGTTCATTGCGTTGTTAGAGTTCATGCCCAAGACCATAATCACGTTTTGATTGATTGCAAGCACTATTTCAAACAATCGCTTCGGTTCTTCGGACCGTCCAACGCATCAAAGATAGGCACCGGCCACGGTGAGAGGTGTGTCGGGCTGCGTCATTCGTCGTCGTCTCGCCCCCTCGACTGCTTGACCACGTCCGCCTGAAAGCGAGCTAGACCAGCGTTCACGACCTCGCGGATCTCGTCCAAGATGCGCGAGCCTTCGACGTTCGACTCGGCTGCGCTCTTGCCAGCCACGCGCGGACCTAGCTCGACTTCCAGCTTGAGCCGCAAGAGCAGATCCCACTTCTGCCCGATCAGCGCAATGGCTTCCTCGACGGTCTCGCGGTCGATTAGATTGCCACGCTGCGCGCTTATCTTCAAATCCTTCAGCGTGATATCACGACGCAAAGCCTCTGCTTTAAGTTCTGCAAGGTTGTTGCCGTCTGCTTTGTTGACCTGCTTGTTCAGACCACGCGAGGCCGCCCAGTCCGCGATCTCCTGCGCCTCCGCTCCCTCGGGAAATCCCTCCACGCGCCGCCAACCGTAAAAGGTTTGCCGACTAATACCAAGTGCTCTTGCAAGTTCTGTTGCAGTTTTTTGCATCAATGCCTCTTCCCTAATGCGTCACGTTAGCAAAAGGAACCAAATCCGTTTTTTTGCGCTAGGTGTCGGAACCCACGGCCCTCCGTATTGCAAAAAAGATTCCTTAGGGGCGCCACCCCTATGCGTCTGCAATGCAAGTGCGGTTTTCTTTTGCGTTTACACATAGCTGGCGTCAATTTTGTTTTGC